TCAAAAAGAATGGTATCGACCAAAAGATGAGGTTTATGTAAGCGGATAAAATAAGGAGAGCGCAATGCTAACATGCTTAATAATTGCAGGATCGTTATGGATAGGTGATGACACACGTATGTTTCCTACACAAGGAACATATTATTTTTTAAAGGTTAAAGACAGCTTAAATGTTTATACTGAAAAGGGTAGAGTGACTAGTTTTCCGATACCTAAAGATTTAAATGGCGACAATATAAAAGAATTATTTGCTAACACATGCGCTCCCATGGTGGAATAGGTAGACACGCCAGACTTAAAATCTGTTGGCCATAGGCCGTCCCGGTTCAAGTCCGGGTGGGAGCACCAATAAAGTTCGGATAGCTTAGCGGTTAAAGCCCCCCGCTCATAACGGGTTGATCGTAGGTTCAAATCCTACTCCGAACACCAATAATTAAAAGGATATAAAATGGATATAAAAGGACCAGGATATTCGAATAATTACGCATCACAGCCAGTAGAACTAATAGTCAAAACTCAACGAGCAAGAGACATTCAAATGGACTTGGCTGTAAAACAAAGGAATTGGGTTGAACATACGGTATCAAACCATAGAGAAATGAAACAGTCATATGATGCGATGGCTGAAACATACAATTCATCCGGTAAAGTAAAACGACAACCAGAACCTGTTGAAGGTTCTATGACAAAATCAGTGGATATAAAAGCATGACTAAATCAATTGGACCAAATGATATTGTTCCACCAAAATACTATTCTGGTTGGGGACATGGCGAACATAATAAACATGAACAAAGTTATATGGTAGACTCTCTTTATGATACGACTGATTATACTTTCTCTATAAGTGGAAAAGCAATTACTACATCAAATGTAGGCACGTCTGGCCCATTTAAATCTGCATTTGAAGCATCAACAGAAGGAGTAATTAGACAAGAACTTATTACGTATAGAATGCGTGATGGAATAATGATAAAAGAAGTTAATGTAAGAAAATATACACCAAACGATTATATCGATTCAAAAGATGTAATTCCACTAGGGGAGATAGACTAATGCAAGTATTAAACGAGTCTTATACGATGCAAGAACAAATGATTAAAGCATGTCGTATGCATGCTGAAGGTGATCTAGAAAGAGCTAAAACTAATTTTATGGTTTATTTAAATAATCCTGTTGGCATTGGTGAACACAGCGATATTGTAGAGGCTATGCAAAAAGAGCTTAGCACTATGGGTCATGCAAGTGAACGTCTTGAAATGTTAAGTAAGCATTTTGAATGAAATATTTTATTGCTGCTCCATTTGGAAATTATATAAAACTATCAAATGCGATTAGCGTAACTGGAAGTTGGACTTATCAGAATCGTCCAGGACTATTTCCTCAGATCTTAAAAACACTTCGTTATACTAAAGATGGATGGCGAAATAAAATAGGTCTGAGGAATGCTGGAATAAAAGAAGGATTAAAAAGATCTGGTCCTAATGATGTTTTAAGTTTAGCTGCGATAGATCATTGGGATTGGGTCAACATGGAAAGTGTTGTTCCAAGTACGACTTCTTTAGAAATTAATATTAGTTGTCCCAATTTGGATAAAGATGTTGGAGCAGCTAGCTTACCAGGATTTAAATTCTGGCCAGTTGGTAAGCGAGAATGGTGTATTTGTAAAGTTCCTCCGACAGCGACAGAAAGTCTTATTGATCAGATAGTTGACTTTGGATATAGTCAAATTCATGCTAGTAACACTTTATATTCTATTCATGGGGGACAGAGTGGAAAATTACTAATACCATACACAAACCGAATTATTGAATACATCAAAACAAAATATCCTCATGTAACAATTATTGCTGGTGGTGGTGTGACTACAAAAAAAGATGCTGAAAATTATTTTAAACACGGCGCTGATTATGTAAGTCTTGGATCAGTGTGTTTTACACCATGGAAAATAAAAAATATTTTAACTTAAAACACCTGGCTTTCCTGTATAAATAATGTCAATTGAACACTACACACTGAGAGGAAATATTCGTGACACAATTGATTGATCCACAAAAATTTACAAAAGCCGTTGACCTTTTAAGGTCATTTTTTTTAAACAGAGGCTTTCATGAAGTACATACACAAAACCGTTTAAGCATTTTAGCAGCGTGCGAAGATCCAGAAAACGTTGCAACATATAACTATGAAGGTCAAGTTTGGCCTCTTCCGCAGACTGGTCAGATGTGGTTGGAATATGAATTATTAACTCGCCCCTCTTCGAAGGGGTTTTTTTGTATCTCAACTTCTTACAGACAAGAACCGAATGCAATTCCAGGCAGACATGACACGATTTTCCCGATGTTTGAATTCGAAATGCCAGGAGATATTAATGATCTCAGAGTAATGGAAAGGCAATTGTGTGCCCATCTAGGATTCGATGATTTAACAGAAAAAACATACAGAGAGTGGCAACAACATTATGGCTTAAGTGCTACAACTGAATTAGATGCACAGCATGAACTAGCTATGCAAGCTGGTTTTAATAGCTGTATGATTACAGACTTTCCAGAATTCACAAGTCCATTTTGGAATATGGCAAGAAATGAAGATGGCACGAGTAAGAAAATTGATGTTATTCTTGGAGGTATGGAAACAATTGGTAGTGCAGAACGTAGCACTGATAAAGACCAAATGCGTGACACATTCCATACAATTTCAGATGGTGAATATGCTGGCTTGATTAGTAGCCTATTCGGAAAAGATAGAGTAGAAGCTGAATTAGAAAAATTCTTAGAGTTTGATTTCTTTCCAAGAGTTGGAGGAGGAATTGGTATGACGCGCATGATTAGTGCGCTGGATACTCTTAAGAAATAAGAATAATCCGAGGTGGTGGAATGGTAGACACGCCGTACTGTTTATACGGTGAATCAAATATACCCGCAAAAGTATATTTATATTCGTGAAGGTTCGAATCCTTCCCTCGGAGCCAATTATATATACAATAGAAGGATATATTATAGGAGAAGTGAATGAGTAAAATTATCGAGTTTCCTCAAACATCAGAATTGGATAAACAATTTATGACAATAGAATCACAACAGCAGGTAATTAGAGATCAAGCAGCACTAATCAAACAGCTTGAAGATGACAAAAAAGCAAAAGCTGAACTTCGTGAGGAAGGCGGCCAAATTAAAGGCGAAGCAGTCTTTCTAAACGAGTAAACATATAAATAATATTATCTAAAAGAATACAAGGTAATACTATTATGGCACAACCAATAAATCAATTAAGCTTTAAAGCCAGAAGCCTCTTGTTTGCTCAACTATCAGCAATTGCGTACTCCGATCTTAAAGAAGCTAAGACCGCAGCACGAAGACTTGAATTCACTACAGTTGAATTTTATGATGTCAATGGCGCACAGGCATACAGATTTATGAATAAGTATGATTGTATTATCACATGCAGAGGAACTCAGCCAACTGAGTTTAACGATATTAAAGCTGATTTGCAATCAATTCCAGTAATGGCAGAAACAGTATCAAGAGTTCATAAAGGGTTTAAGGCCGAGGTCGATGAACTTTGGCCAGCTATATGTGAAGATCTAGATAGAAAGCAAAATAACAAAAAAACACTTTGGTTTTGCGGACATTCTCTCGGTGCTGGTATGGCAACAATCATGTCGTCACGATGCTTACATAATATATTTTTAAAAAATCCGGTTGAATTGTATACGTTCGGTTCTCCTCGTGTAGGCTTTAAGAAATACTGCAAATCTCTTGGAGTAATTCATCACCGTTTCGTAAATAATAACGATGTTGTCACTCGCGTGCCCTTAGTAATGATGGGTTATAGACATCACGGAACAGAACATTATATGGATTCCAATGGAGAATTCACAAATGTGTCTGGGATAAAAAGATTTTGGGATAGATTAAAAGGCATGGCTGCCGGTATTATGAAATTAAAAATAGATAATTTTAGTGATCATAGTATGGATTGTTACATAGAGAATATAAAAAATATGAAAGAATAGGGATCCAGGAGACTACTTTTGGATTTTCCTGCAAATTGGTTGATTGACGACCCCTGTGACGACTGCACTCACTGGGTGTCTGTTTTACACAAATAGTTATTTACTTTTGTACAAAAATATGATATAATTATATGAGATAAAATGGAGATATAAATGAGAAAACTAATATTAATGTGCTCAGCATTAACATTCATAGCAGCGTCTGCCAACGCTGCGACGAGATTAGCTCATGTAACGCATATTCAAAATAATGGTTATCAATGTGAGGATACTTCTAATTTTTTATCCTCCATGATCGTTGGTGCTGCACTCGGAAAAATAATTACTGGAAACGACAGAGGCGCGGTCGTTGGTGCTGCGCTGACATCGTCTTTAAATAATAATAATAGAAGATGTTATAAGGTTCGAACAGTTTTCTGGCAAGCACAAAGCTATGGAAGATTATATCGAGGTAGTACAATAGTACGAGGAGATCAGTATTTTGGATCAACAATATATGTGGATGGATTACCATAATGAAAAGAGATGATATGGATGTGGAACGAATGGCAGAGATTATAAATTATATTAGCTGTAAATTAATGGATGAGGGTAATGAACCTGAATTAGTTGCCGGCGTGTTAGCCGCTTGCTCACTAAGCATATATAAGTCCATTTTAAAAGAAGAAGACTATCAGCATATGATAGATGAGATTAGTAAAAGCCGGGATATGATTGGTCCTTTCGTGCGTAGCGAAAAGGCTAATATTGAAGATATAGTAATGGCTTCGCGAAGCAAATATATACACTAAAGTTGAAGGAGTATGATTATGGTGCAGTTAACAGACGATACAGAAGCTGAACGCTATCGTAAAATACTCCTATCACAAGCATCTGAAATACAAATGCTAAGAGAACAAATAAAAGAAGAAGTGAAAGAGAAGTATGGTTATATAAAAAGAATCAGGGAATTAAAGGAATTGATAAATGTTTAACAAAATATTATTAGTAAGTGCAATATTTATTATTGCGTCGTGTACAGCGAGTATATCAGTAAAAGCAGATCCAGAATTGTATCTAGAACCATCAGCGCCTAATACAATAGATGATAAAAAAGATAAAAAATTAGCTGATAAAAACTACGATGCTCCGCCCTCAGAAATTCCTAGAAATCCGACCCAGCAGGCAATGAGAATTCCGTGCGATAATACAGATTATGTGGTCAACTTGCTAGAAGAATACGGTGAGAAAAAACTATTCGACGCCGCGGGCATATTGCATATGATTCCTCCTGGTCGACCTCCACAGTTTGCTCAACCATTCGCAGCACCAGTATCATTCTATGTAGATATGGATAGCGGCAAATGGACTTTACTTGTAAGCCAAAGCGGTTATACATGCCTTATCACCAGTGGCAATGAATTTATTGCCGGTGGCCGAGACGGTGGGTAGTGGTGTATGGATGCTTTATTCGCTTTTTTTGCTTGTAGAGCCGAATGAGAGATTTATCTTTGAAGGAACACAATATCAAAGTAAAGCTCAATGCGTCCAAATGACAACCCAAAATATTGTAAAACTATCTCAATCTCTAATATTGCAATTAAATAATGAGTACGGCAAAAATACATGGAAGGCATTGGAAATTGGATGTGTAGAGAAAGGTGGCGATCCTATGAAAAGGGTTCCAATAATTAATAAACACAAAGAAAAGAAACCAGAAGGCGAAATGGTATGACTGAAGCTGAAATTGAAATTGAATTGAGCAGACAAATGTCTGATTATTATTATATTGAACGATCAAAAAATTTCAGACGAAATATACACGATGCGCAACAAAGAAGTAAACTAATGGAGTTAAGAGTTAAACCAGTCGAAAAACAAGAAAGCTATCATGCATATATAGCTAGAAGATATAAAGAAATAGAGGATACCACTAATGTTTAGCAAGCAATGTCAATCACATTTAAATGACGTAAATGAAACCGCAATAGATCATATGTATAGCGCAGTAACAGCTGCAGTTAAATTACAGGCATTAGTACCGCTTTTGCTTGTTCATAGTGTTGTTCCAAGTCTATTTACTACTACAGCATCGGATACCATGAAAGATATATTAAAAGATAGAGGAACTACCGATGAGTGATATGTTTGATTTTGGCTTTACAGCTGTTACCGAAGATGAATTAGAAGTTTCAAAACAAGCTATGAATTCAGCCGTTGATGCTGAATCAAGTCAAACAAGATTAGACGATTTGTATAACGCAGTTATTCCACTATTAAATAATCTAAAGAAAAATCCTGAAAAAGAATACATTCTTTGGCCGGATAGACTTGCAAAAGTTGAATCATTTGAAACGCATCTTACAAAAATCTATAAAGGTTAGCTGTAACAAATATATTACACTTTAAATTAATGCGCTTAACTGCGCATTTTTTGTTGTACATTCTCTCCATATTGTAGTATAAAGGTACCATGATAAGGAGATCATAATGCAAGAATATCGTGAAATTTCTAAGATGCTTCGTCAGTTAATTCGGCATACAAATTCGCCTACTTCACCTATTCACGCAGAGAGCATCCGCGCCATAGCGGAATTCTGTGAGGATAAGGCTGACGATATCGAATTGGATATGATTGTAGAAATGCAAAGGAATGCAGTATGATTTATCTCTCCTATCAAAAGTCAGTTGTAGTTGATCTCAAAGGTAAAGGTTGGGATGATGATACTATTATGAAGTTTCTTGACTATGTAAATAAGAAAGAAACTTTGATTAAAACTGGTCGTAAGAACGGTAAATATTCTCGTGACTCAGACAAATCAAAAGTTTATAGTGCCGAGTTTAAGTACGAACGTACTTATGGTCAGGGTAAAAAGTTTAAAAATCTTGAAGAAGCTCAAAAATATTGTGACAAAGTTTTAGCTTCAAAGACTTGGAAAAAAATATCAACTGCCGGTGTAAGAAATATTGCTTTGGCTGAAATGTCTGGTAGCAGAACAGCTGGTCGGGCATGGGATCATAATATCGATCTTAATCGTAGAAGCGGTTTAAATCAATATGTTCTTCTTCATGAGATGGCTCATAGCGCAGGCAATATGCACCATGATGTACGCTTTCGTATTACTCTTCTTAAATTGGTTTCTCGTTTTATGAGTAGCGAAAATGCAAACTATCTCAAAGGTTGCTTCAAAGCAAAGAAGTTGAAAGTTACCGAGTCATCGAATATCAAATCTCCAGAAGTCTGGAAAAAAGGATACGACAGATTAGCAGCTGCTCGTAAAGAAAGAATGCCATCATGAAAATATGTCAGCCAGCCTTATATGATTATCACGATTTAGAATTTATTTCTAAGCTGGTATCAAAACGGTTGGCTGACAACATTGATGACAAATTGATTATTGAAGAAGTAAAGAACAAAGTAGGATCAACCTACATGGAATATACAATGAAACAAATTGAGGCACAAAAATGTTTGAACACGCAATCCTTGAAGCCATCTTCTTAGCATGTCTTCTTATAGCAACGTTAACATAGGAGAAATATAATGGCATACACTAAACGTCATGGCGGGGCTTATGATAGAGGATCGGCTGATAGCTGGTATCGCCGTAATCCAGAACCGCACTATTGGACTGGTGGATCTTATCAGGGTATTCATATCACTGAAGATCGAATGACGAAAGAAGAAGTAAACGACTATTGGGCTGGATTTGATGAAAACGAATCTTCTGGTTGTCACAAAGAGTGGTAATACTGCTGTAACATTTTTATCACACTTCTATCTAATATTAAATTAATGCGCTTTACGGCGCATTTTTTGTTGTACATTCCATTAAAAACATTGTACAAAGGTATTATCAAATGGAGATAAACATGACATACTCAATTTTAAATCAAAACCAAACTTCACTTTCCGACTTCGATACCATTCCTCAAATCATCTCTCATATCAAATCACTAAATCTTCCATCATCCGAACAATATATGATTTTTCCATCACATAATCAAATAACTTCTACATTCTTTCTCTTAACACTAAAACAACTTATTAAAACATTCAAAAATACTCCACACGAATTTAATTAAAAATATTATAATATATCGACGATAACACACAATATTATCGTCGATATATTATACAACGAAACAAAGGAGAAACTAAATGAAATCTTTTACTTTTCAACCTAATCCAACCTTTCAATTTTCACTTCTTCCTATCTTCACTGATGGATTAGAAGTTAACTACACAATCAATCCTGATAACACTGTTACTTTTTCTTCAAACAATGAGGATGCCCTTCAAGAATGCTGGGAACAACTATACGACGATCCTTACGATCCTTTTGACCTTATCGAGGTATAATAATATGATTCTTGATACAATCAATCTTCCAAAAAAGATTAAACCAGAAATGATTGACTCAATTGTTAATCATGCGAACGAGGTTCTCGATCTTTCAGATCTTGATGAACTAGTAATTCGTTTTAAAGCACAGAATGATGCTTGTGGCTACTTCGATGGATTTGATGATGACTCTACTGCTGGTATTGAAGTCAACACAAAAAATACTATCGATGAGATTGTTACTACAATATTTCACGAGCTGGTACACGTACAGCAAGTTCTTCACGGAGTCTTTGATGACTTTGAAAAAACTTGGAATGGAGAGTCATTCGGACATCTCGATTACAATGATCGTCCATGGGAAATAGATGCATTTAAAAAAGAAAAAGAGCTTTTTTATTCCTGGAACCGCATTTAACTGTGTACATCCCCTTAAAACTATGGTAATATGACCTTAAATCAAATGGAGAATATCATGATTGCAACAAATATGGCAGACCGTCTTGCAATGATCGCCGCGATTGCTGAAAAGCGTAAGAATGAAAATGCTCGTAAAAATCGGCTTTCAGTCATTCGCAAAAACACTGCAAAGGTTCAGGTCGTAGCTCGTAAAAAGCGTACAGCTGAAGATAAAAAGCTTGCAGATTTCACTGGCGGTCAGGAAAATATTAATCACTATACTGACGCATCTAAGTATGCTAAAACATATTATGGTGAAACTCTTCACGAGACAACTCGTCATGACACAGATTGGGGTAACTACTAATGTTAGAACTATTGGCAATGGTGATAGTAATCGGTTTAGCTGTTCCTTTGCTTGGGATCTTATATATGTTTTATGATATGTTTTTAGGGAGTAACAAATAATGGAAGTTGTCACAATTATCAACCTTTTCGTAGGTATTTTTTGCCTTCGCGCTTACTTAAAAAGCGATTCACATGAAGATCCATTCATTATTACTTATGCATATCTGGCGATGTCAGCAGCAAATTTAGGAATGGTTCTCTATAAACTACCTATCTAAGGATATAATCATGGAAGATTGCAAAACATTCGCAAAAGCATTTTCATTTGCAGAACGTGCTCACGCTAATCAAAAACGTAAGTATACAGATGAGAAATATTTTTCGCATTGTGTAGCAGTTTCTGATATGATCGAAGAGTACTTGGATACACACGTGGTTGATGTCTCAACCACTGTGGCGATGTCTGTGGCTGTGCTGCACGATGTTGTTGAAGATACGTCATTTGATCACATGGACATCAGAGAGCGGTTTTCAGATGAGATTGCAATGGGTGTATGGTTTCTTACCGATACTGAATCGTTTGTTGGCAATCGTAAACTTCGGAAAAAGCTTGATCGTGATCGTTTAGCAAATGCACCAGAGTGGGTAAGATTGATCAAGAAATTTGATATCGAGCATAATGCTAAAAGTATCAAAAAGCACGATCCTAAGTTTTTGAAAATCTTTCAACAAGAAACCGATGAGTTGCTTGAAGCTATGAACATGCATGATGGCATTTTAAAGGAGAAAATTAATGGATCAGCCTAATACACACGGGTTTGAAATGGAGGAAAATGAACATGCGGGGGTAAAGCGAGTATATAGCGATATTAAGCCTCGCCCAGAACTTTCTGATATTGTTCGATCACTTAGAAACCAAGCTGGGGAGGAATGGAAATCACAATGCACTGATCACTGGGCGTGGAAAGCCGCAGATCATATTATTCAATTAGAGCGGACAGCAAAAGGTGAGAATGAAATTAAAGATATTATGTGGAAGTCTATGGATCGAAAAGACATGCAAATCACTGACTTAGAAGCAGATAATGAATTCTTAAAAGGACTTATTAACAAGTATCATTTAGAAAATGATGCATTTACCGGAAAGGGTAATATCGATGACTGAAGTAGTAAATGAAACCGCTAACAGTGACTCCCGTGATAAGTTTATGGGAATGCTTACGTCTGGCGTATGTGAAGTAACCTTTACAAAGCTAAATGGTGATAAACGAGTTATGACTTGTACTTTGCTAGAAGGTATGATTCCATCGGCTGAAAAAGATGAACCTATTAGTCAAAAGAAAGTTCGTGCTGTAAATCCTGAAGTCATTCCATGTTGGGATACAAAGGCAGAAGGCTGGCGGTCTTTTCGTGTTGATAGCGTACAGGAATGTAAATACGTTTATCGCCAAAAAGTTTATTCTGCCTAGCCGAATTTAACTATGTACATCGCTTTAAAATTATGGTAAAATGCTATTGACGAACAGGAGATATACTATGTCTATGCATATGATTCAAGGTGTACAAGTACACGGCAAATCTAAAATCAAAAAGAAGCCGGGTTGGAAAGAGAGGGAAGCTGAACATCAAGCTTTCCTCAAGCGGATGGGTGTGAAAGGCACTAAGCAAGACTATCGTCATGAACGACCTAAATTTAAAGTTTCGAGAGATCAGCTATCAAATAGTATTGATAATGGTACACTAAAAGAAACGAATAAATATACAGGTAATGAGATCGCCGGCATTGTAGTAACACATAAAAGTAATCTTATGCCAATTCGTAAAGACAATAAACAAGGTATGATCGATGCAGCGAATATGCGTAGATGATTTTAGATAAACACGTTATTAAAGTGATCAGTAATAATGTACATATGACGGTGCCGTATTATCTTATGGCATCGTATGCTTATTATGAAAAAGATGATCCAATATTATCTGATGATTTTTATGATAAATTAGCAAAGAAAATTTTAAATCAATGGGACGATATTGAACATTACCATAAGCATTTACTAAGCAAGGAGGTCTTAGAAGCAGGTAGTTATATTGGAAAATATCCAACTATAGTATCAGAGGCCCTTAAGAGCTTAAGAAAGAATGTCAAGAAATGATTACAGTTGAACATAAATATGATCATAGTATTATTACCATTTTAGATAATAATGGAAAAACCGATGATGTTGAAATTATAGTTGATGAAGAACTCTGCTATATTCGTCAATACAGTGATGACGATGATTTTAATATTGTGGTAATATCACCTTACATGTTAAAAGAACTAATAGCAGCATATGATATGGCTGAAGGATCATATGTTACTGCAGGTAAATCATAATAAAAAATAAGAAAATATGCATTTAAGGGTTTACAATCACTCTTGGTTGTGTTAGAATAGTCACATGTTAAGGAGACATCTATGTTAGAATTCGGTTTTTTAATAAGTGCAATTATTTGTACTTCTTACGTTTTAGGCCGTAGAAATGCTAAAGAAGAAAGTGTTGAAGGTATAGTTGATCTTGTAATCACTAAGTTGTGTCATGAAGGCTACATTCATTATGAAGAAATGGATGATGGCGACTATGACTTAATTAAAATAAAGGATGTAGATAATGGTAGCTCGCAAGACAGCGCGTAAAGTTAAAGTCAAGGCAACGTTTTCTCGGCGTGCACGAACTGGTTTTGCTGCTGCGCCACAAGATAACTTTCGTGATTTCAACGATTACGTTCGCACAGAAGCTGACAAGAAGGACGTCATCAGTAAGATCAAATCTTACATTAAAACCGTACTTCCTAAAGCTGATGCACGTATCGCTATGGACGCGCCTGAGTGGTCCTTTGCGGGTCTACCTTTGTTGGCATCTACTATTGTATGGAAAGAAATGGATCGCGAGTTTCCAGTCTGGTGGGATGCTGAGAAGGTTCTTAAAAAGCACGTTAATGAATTGCTATCCCGCGGTAGAGCCAAACAAGCTGAAAAGTCTAATAAGCCAGAAGAAGCTGGTCTAGTAAAGAAAACAATTCAAGAAATTATTCAAGAACGTACTTCTGATTTTATCGCTAGTGTTGATAATATCGTAGATAGTTGGGAAACTGCCGGCGACTATTCAGTCTATGATGAATTAAAGAAAATCGACGCACCATACAATATGGCTAAGACTGCTTTCGCATATTATACACCCCAGATGAATGAAATCAATGAGCTTGTCAATGATAAGCCTGAAGATCTTCTTGAGGCATATTCAAACTGGTCAACATCACGTCGTAAAAAATATCTAAAATTTCTCACCGAACTCTGCGCTGAGATCGAAAAGTATATGGCTTCAAAAAAAGCATTACGCGCTACTCGTAAGCCTAAAGTTAAAACTGCAGACAAACAAGTTGAGAAGCTCAAGTTTTTAAAAGAGTCAAAAGAATATAAGCTTACATCTATTACACCTACGTCTATTATTGGCGCTATGCGAATCTATACATTTAATGTAAAGTATAGAGAAATAACTGAGTATGTTTGTGAGAAGGCAATTGGCTTTGAAGTCAAAGGTACTACTATTGTCGGTCTAGATGCTGACCTATGCCGAAGCACACGTCTTCGCAAGCCTGATGAATTTATTCCAGCAATCTTGAGTAAGTCGTCAACTCAAATTAATAAAGACTGGTCAAAGCTTACAACTAAGACAACAAAAAATGTTAACGGACGTATCAATAAAGATGTCATCATATTAAGAGCTTTGGCTAAGTAGAAAGGAACAAAATGACCGAGGAAATACAATTCATGAATCGCGCTAAATTTAGCAAGCTTATAGAGTCACAGGTAATTGATAAAAAATTATCGTATATGGATGCTGTAATTGAAACATGTGACATGACAAATATCGATCCGCAGGACGTTAAAAAGTTTATATCAAAGGTAATCAAAGAAAAAATCGAAGCAGAAGCAATGAGTCTTAATTATTTACCGAAACAAAACGAATTGTTATTTGAATGATACGTTGGTACGATTATATAGCAGTGGCTTTTATGGCAATGTTTATGTTTCCAGGCGCGATGATGATATTACCTCCAATGATTAATTTAAATGCTATTATACCTCTCTGTGCTTCTTGGTATGTGTGGATAATGTACTGTGATAAAAGGCAGAGTATGGAAAATGACAGATAACGAAATACAAGAATTTATTAAAATGTTTAAAGGAGTACTACCAGACCCAGACAACTACCCGGCATCTTTCGATTATTACTATCAACTATATAAACATATAAAACAAACTAAGGAAAATAAAAATGCTTGAACTTATTCTGATTTTAGGTCTCTTCACAAACGATAACGCAGAGTTTTTTGAGGCGGACGAAGTTAATGCAGCGGCTGGTTTGAAGTGGGAATATGTTGGTTCTCAACCTGTTCCTGAAGGCCATGTTGCAATTGCATCAATTAATCCAGACACTGGTAAAGAAACTATTATGTTTATCAGGAAATAATGATATATAGTGATGTACAAAGCGTACAATACATTGTATAATAATTCAGTAATATAAAAAATACTTCAGCAAATATAAGGAATATAATATGTCTTTTGCAAATCTTAAACGTGACCGCGGTCAAATCAGTAAACTCGTCGCAGCAGCCGAAGCTGTTGGTGGAGGGGCTTCTTCAAATAAATATACAGATGATCGTATGTGGAAGCCTACTGTTGATAAACAGAATAACGGTTATGCCGTTATTCGCTTTCTTCCAGCTACCGAAGGTGCCGAACTTCCATGGGTTCGTTATTGGGATCATGGTTTTAAAGGTCCTACCGGTAAATGGTATATTGAAAAATCGCTTACATCTATTGGTCAAGATGATCCAGTTGGAGAGCTTAATAGTAAGCTATGGAATACTGGATTAGAAGCTGATAAAGAAACAGCTCGCCGACAAAAACGTCGTCTACATCATGTGTCAAATATCCTAGTTGTATCTGATCCAGGTAATCCTGCCAATGAAGGTAAGGTATTTCTCTATCAATACGGTAAGAAAATCTTTGACAAATTAATGGATGCTATGCAGCCAGAATTTGCAGATGAAGAACCAATCAATCCATTTGATTTTTGGACTGGTGCTAACTTCAAACTAAAAATTCGGGATGTTGAAGGTTATCGCAACTACGATAAATCAGAATTTGCTTCTCAAGAAGTACTTTCTGAAGATGATGCAAAACTTGAAGGTCTTTACAACTCTATGCACGATTTAAATGCATACACAAAAGATGGCTTTAAGTCCTATGCCGAACTAAAGACCAAGCTAATGAGTGTACTAGGTGAGGCAGCAGTTGCCGGTGCGCCTACCATGGCTCAGGAGCGTAGTCTAGGTGAAGAACGACCAGCGCCTGCTATTAAAGCAGTGCCTGAACCTGCAATGAGTGCGGTGTCAAGTTCGGATGATGAAGATGATATTATGTCCCATTTTGCTAATTTAGTCAATGATTAAATAGCTAAATATAACTGAGAAATGCCGGCTTTATGCCGGCATTTTTTTTATTAAAACACGGAAAGATGTTGCCTATTTGGTGGGCCCCATCCTTCAAATCTAGGGTCCATTTTGGCAAAAGAAGATCCAGCCGGAGCATGTCCGCCAACTACTGCTGAGGAGGTTGAAGTTGTGCTATTGTCAATGTTTCCAATTACTACACCCTGTGTGTTATGAAACTTGCTAGCTTCCATTGCAGTGAAAGCGGCTTTTAATTCCTCAGCCCGTCTTTGATCAGAAGGCATAAGTTTTTTTGTAACTGCAGTACCGGTGGATGCATTAAACAATGCAATCGCAGCTCCCTTGAGAGTTCGATCTTCTGCATTAGTGCCAAGTGTCGCAACAAGACCTGTCTCTACTGCCAGCGCGACAGTTTTTGCGACTTGTGCTTCAAAGCTTACAGCTGCTGGAATTCCGAAAGCTTCTTTTCTATAAGCCGCATCCATATCGAAGCCCACAGCAATTTTTGGTTTTAAACCTAATGTTTCTAATATCGTATCTCCGGCGGGCATGCCAGAGATCGAACTTATGACATTGCTCTTTATATCTGCAACTGACGGAATAAAGTCAAATATCATATCGATCAGTCCTTGTAGTTTTTCAACAACCGATTCAACAATTCCACTCATCATTTGTTTACCTTCAGTAACAATATCGGAAATCATATTAGGAATAAGGCTAGTAAATATATTTTTTATCCCAGACCATACACCACCATTTGGCTGCGGATCTCCGTCAGCACCTTCTGTTTTAGCAAATAGGTCTGTAAACGAAGTTACCATTGCTGTTATCTTTGCGGGAATTGCGACTGTAAATACTTCTTTTAAATCTTTGAACATTCCTTCAGGAATTATACCCATTATTTGATCTTTAAAGTGTTCAGCAATCGCAATTATTTTATTAGGAAGTCTAACAGTAAATCCTTCAATCATATCATTCCATAGAAACTTAATTCTTGTAACAGTTCCTCCAGCAGTGTCAGGTGACATAGGATCATCAGTCGTGCCAAAGCCAAATAACTTTCCAATGCTTGTTAGAAAATTAGTAAGTGGAGTTAGTATAAAGTTATCAATAAAGCTGCCTTCACCCCAGACAGTTTTTGCAAAAGCCTCCCAGGTTTCTTTTGGGTTAGTGAATATACTTTTTATAAAAGTTACAGCACCTGAAATCATATTAAATGGAGCCATTAACACACTTTTAAATAATTTTTCAAAAGAAAATTTCTCAGCCCATTTGCCAATTTTACCGGTCATGGATCCCTCATCCCATTGACCATCATCGCCTACACCCCAAGGCATTAGTTTTCTAAGAATCCATAATATTCCATTTTTAACTAAATCAAATGGAGCGCCGAAGAAATTAGATAATGTAGTAGAAAGACCTTCGCTAAAAGCCTTCATCACACCTTCGCCGCTTGCCATCTCATCTTGAAATTTCTTAATACCTGCCCATGCCGACATAAGAACACCGAGTGGCCATAATATTTTTTTAAACACTCCTGCAAAAAATTTACCAGCTCCAGAATTTAATAAACCTTTTCCAGCATTTCCGAAAGATGCTAATAGTTTACCCGCCGATCCTGATAACGCATTAGTAACAGCAGCACCTGCAGCTTTAATAGGTGCCATTATTTTGGCAAAACCTTGTGTTATTTTGTGAAATATAGAAACTCCTTTGTTTGCTCCAAATCTTCCGTCAGCACCACGAGTTTGAATCGTCTCCCCGTCTACGCCTAATCCTACCATAGAATAATATCGACCTTTTAAGTTCGACATAAACGAGCTCATTCTGTTTGAAATCTGCGTAGTAAGAGGAGTTTTTAATTGATTCCCGCCTGGCATTCTTGGTCCAGTATTACCGGCTGGCATTCCTCCACCTTTCATATCGACATCAAAACCAAATAACTTTAATGCGCTATTTCTTAACATGGCCATTCTATCACCAAAAAACGCAGAAAATGTAGTATAACCTGATGGTACTATTTTACCAACAAGTTTATCAGCAAAAGTTAAAGGAATAATCGAACGTAAAGCTTTTCCTATTTTATCAGCATTTGTTATAGCTAATTTTTCCCACCCACGGAGGCCAGCAAGGGCAGTACCTAATGCTGCCAATCCAGCAGTAAACGCGAGTACTCCTTTAATTCCAGGAATATTTGGTAAGTTAAGTCCGGATGTAGCAGGGCTACCGGAGCCAGATGTCGGTCTACGAGGAGCATTAGATACTTGTTTTGCTTCTCTCTCTGCTTCTATACGTCTTCGTTCTGCTTCTCCAGCTTGATCTTTCATCCAATCGATATATTGAGTAAATCTAACATTTAATTCCTCAAGCGAATGACTCTGCTTCGCTTGAGATCTAATATCCTGAGCGTTATAAGCAGACATGTGACTTGCTAAATCATTGAGGTCTTTTATTTGGGCCATCGTCTATTCCTACTGCTTTTGCTGTCGCTCTTTGTGTCTTCGCTCTTCTTCTTTCATATGGTCAATCAACATCATTAAATATATTTCTCTCTCCCAGGGTATCATATTCTCAAGTTCAGTAAGTGCATAATTATGATCCTGCATCATTCTAAAATTACTCTGATAGTAATGTAAGAGATTTTCATGGGAGAGACATATTAAAAAAAATCAGCCATTCCTTCTAGTTTCTTTTTATTGACATGACCGCATTCTGAACAGTCAAACTCAACATCTTTCATAACAGTTGGCATTTTATCCGTATAATTTTTAATCTTTTCAAATTGTACAGTGTCTAAAGATTCAATGAAATTAGTAATTGCTTTTGAATCTTCGTCTTTAACAATAATTCTATCATCTGCTGTGTTAACGTATTTGATGCAATTGCCTAACATACGAATTGACATGTCAGAAGGCGACATATCAGACATCGTTGGATCATTTAAACTATTAAAACTTGGCCATTGCATTTCTAAAGATATGTCGTCAGTCAATTCAACAATGTTGCTAATTTCTGGAAGGTCGGGTTTCGTATCAATTAAATTAATAGTCAATTCATTTGATGTTTCGCACTCTTCACATGCCACACCGATTTTAGCTGTTTCGCCTACAGACTTAGATCTGATAATAATAAACATATACTCAATATCAAAAACTGCTAAATCATTCCATTTGATATCAGCTTCTGGGTCAATACATGCTTTAATTGTATCAACAATTGCTCCAAACATTTGTTGAGAATCTTGTGATTCAAGCGCTATCATTAAAACTTTTTCTTCCCTTACTAAGTATGGTCTAAATTTTATAATTTGACCTGTAGTAGGAATACTCATTTCATATTTTGGTTTATCATTTAGTACTGGTAGTGCCATTATATTACCTCATTGTTTAAAATTATATTATTCATTTAACCTGGATCTTTCCATGGTTTCTTTTGACCATTAGATCTACTAGTTTTTAAAGATCCCCTTAAATCTGGATTAATCCATTCGCCTTTATTTACTGCTGTTAACATTGGATTTGTGTTAACTATTTTTCTTTTGGATCTTTGGTTTACATAAGTCTTTTCACTTCTCCAGTTTGTGTAAGTCATACTAACTGTAATTTCAACTGTTCCATTATTATCATTTGCTAAATCTATTTGCGCCAGCGCAATTGGGAAAGCATCCTCTAAAAGGACGCTATATACTACATTTCCATTAGAATCTAATTGATGAATGACTACATCTTTTGCATAACCTCCGAACCGACCTTTTTTGAACTTTATTTCATTAGTATTTAAATCAATTTGTCTATCCATCCATACTTCAAAATAGTCTCGAATTTTATAATCATTTGTTTCATAGAATGAAAAATTGACATCTTGAACACTATATCCATATGCAACTTTTTCTGATTTCATTCCGATTCTTCGATCGTTAGTTAGTATGCTTCTCATTGGTAAGGTACAAGATTTACACAATAAATTAATATCACCAGTAGGATGCATTCGAGCGTGGTCACCGGCTTGCTGTACCATGTCACCCGGAGGTACGTCGGCGCCAACTTGTGTAACTATTGCATCTGGGCCAAGAGCAGGCAATTCAACTGCAAACTTATTAGGTCTTGCAAGACCTTGTGCCATCATGCTTTTAAATCTTTCAACTCCTAAGTCAACTTGTTTCATAGCATCCCTCTTGAGTTTTTATACACTTCTTTGCCGGAGGCTTTGTTCCAAGACGCAGTTGGAAGAAATGTAGCTATCTCCCACTCAGGTGCGTGTACTTTTGCTAATCGACTTTTTAAATGTTTTTTAAGATAGTGTTTAATAGTAGGTTTGTAGTACTTCATATTGCTTGCTGCTTTTACAGTAGAATAAGTGACGTTGAAATCATCTTCTGATGCCGTTGTCATTAATGCATCTAAAAATTTAGCTCTAAGAGTTGGAGGTAAATAATGTAGATTCATTCCTAAAAAACCTCCCTTTGCTTTACCGATAATAATCACAAGCGGAAAAGAATCATAAAACGGTAGTGTGTCTTTATGTTTAGGATCATAGAAAAACATACACATTTTACCAATATCAGTATTATTATTAAGTGTTAACTCTTCCTCTTGCATTAACTCACCTTGATTAATTCTACGAAATTCTTTTCCTCGCATAGTACTTATTTTTTTACGGAACCATTCGCGCGACTCTTTGGTGCGAGGAGTAATCCCTGCACGAAAAGCTTCTAATTCTAGTTTTTTAAATATCTCTGTCATGACTCTATTTATACTTTTTTCTTAGGTTTCTTCATTGGAGGTAGTGGTTTTAAACTTTTGCCTTTTGGCCTTATTCCCATTTTATCAAGAGTATTTTCGGTCCATATTTGAAATTCCCAATTACGATCAGTTGCGTAGTTTTTTGCAGCTTTCCATTTATTCATATTCTTTACATAAGTCAATCCTTCAGTAATATAACGTTTTGTTTTTTTACCTGGATTTTTCGGAGGTCGTGTTTCTTTATCTGGTTTAATCTCAACCAACACAGTTTTTTTATTCTTAAATGTAATTTTAAGATCAACAAAATACCTATGATATTTTCGGTCAACTTCATACAAATATGGCACCACGACTTCTTCACTTGACCATGATTCAACATCGCTTTGCTCGTCGCACCATTTAAAACAATGTCTTTCCCACATCGATCTATACACTATTTTAGTGTAGTCTCCTCTATATTTCTTTGGATTTTTAGGTTTGTATTTACCAGAATATGTTTTCATGTTTTCCCATATAAATATAACTAACAGAATTTAACTATATTTATTAGGAAAACATATGACATTAGAGGCGAATGCTACCACCACCGCTAATTTTCAACAAGCAGCAAAGCAGCAGTTGCAATTTCCTAGAGAAAACGTGACTGACTTCAAAGCGTATATAAGATTTCAGCCCATTATGACTACTCCACCAGCTTTAGGTGAAAATAGTAGAATAGGAGATCTGATATTGCGTACCATAGATAATGTTGTCACCGGCAACACGGGGGCCATTGGCACGGACAACGCAGCGCTTAATGCCCCTGACGGAAATGGCAATCACCTTGAAAAATCTAAAAGAAATCCGTCTAAACAAAGATGTGTTTTATATATGCCGTCTTCTTTTAATATGCAAGATGGTGTTTCTTATTCAACCCCGGCGTTAGGTATATTAGGGCAGTCAATGAAGGAAGGAATTGAAGGCGGTAGTGGCATTATAGATGGTGGTTTGTCAGCTGCTACAGATGGTTTAAAAAATCTAATTGCCGGAGTAACTGGTGGGATGGGTCAAGATGCTGCAAGACTCGCTGCAGCTAGACTTACACAGTCATTAACTCAAAATAGTTTTGCGGATGGAGCAGTACGAAGTGCGTTAAAAACGTCAGCACATCCAAATATTGCATTATTGTTTGACAAACCAGAATTACGAACATTTAGATTTCAATTTAAAATGCAGCCGACTACTGAAGAAGAAGCAATAGAAATAGAGAAGATCGTCAAATTTTTTAGAACTGAATTGTATCCTGAGTCATTTGGCATATCTGGCTCGAATACTAGTAATGGAGAGACGTCGGAATATGAAGTTAAAGCTGGGTATAAATTTCCAAATGAAATCCAAATTTCATTACATTATGATCTAGATAGAAATACACGATCTGACGTTTCTAGCGCACAGGGTTATACCAAATCCCAATGGTTTAGATTTAAGCCGTGTTATTTAAGATCAGTTAATGCAACATATAACACAAGTAATACTAATAGTTTTTATAAAGGCGGTTATTTTCAAGAAACAACATTAGACCTAAGTTTCCAAGAAAATGAGTTAATGGATAAAAATGCTGTTAAAGAGGGATTCTAATGTCATATTTTCAATCATATCCAGTTGTATCATATCAATTTGGCGGTGGTGATAACGGAATATCAGCTGTTCAAAATATATCGGCATATGCTGACATAATTGATAAATTTAAAAATAGCTCTCAAAGTTATTTGTTATACGATATTATAGAAGGTGACAGACCTGATGTTGTGTCATATAATTTATATGGTAGTGATAATTATTACTGGACATTTTATTTAATGAATGATAATTTAAGAAGGCAGGGATGGCCTTTAAGTCATAGTGAAACGGTCGACCTAGCAAAAGAATCTTATCCACATACAACTCTTGTTTTTCGTACCGATGATAATGGTGTCGGTCATGTAGGTCATTCGGATGCAGCACAAAATCTTGTTAGAATATTTAAGATAGGTTCTAAATTAGAAGGCGCACTTAGTGGTGCAACCGGAACTGTTGTTCGTAAAGATTTAGATTTAGGACAAGTAATTATTAGTGGATCGACTGGTGTATGGCAAAATGGTGAAGCAGTGTATTTTAACAGAATAGTTGAAGATCCACTGGCACTTTTAGATCCATCCAATACCGCGCAATATGAAGGTATTACCACTTATGAAAACGCTAGGTTAAAAACAAACTCATTAGAATATTTAAGTGCACATCATTATGAAGATGCATCCGGAGATTGGATAGACGTAGATCCTAATAGTGAAGCTCAATCATCGCTTATTACTGAAAAAACACACCTAGACTTTATTGACGAAGAAAATGCTAAATTAAAAAGAATAAAAATATTAAAGCCTAGTATCGTTAGGCAAGTAGCTCAAACCTTTTCGACTGTCATAGGCGGATAATAAACTATGTATGAACAGAATAAAATCATTAACCCAGTTTCATATGATATTCAATCAGTGATACTTACTGCAGATCGTTGGTCTGAGTGGGATGATGACGCTGGTTATGATATTAGTCGTTTTATTTCTGACATAATATTTTATGAAAATTTAGATTTACCATATCTAACTGCGGCAATGTCGTTTTTAGATAATCAAAGTCTTTCGGATAAATTAAATTTCACCGGCACAGAACGTGTTGAAATAAAAATTATGACAGACGAAGAGCAAATAGATAAGCAACTTTCTATTACTAAACATTTCATTATAACAGAAGTAATGTCATCTGAAAAAGTCGGTGATAATAATGAAATGGTATCTTTACATATGATAGAAGAGAGAGCATATCAGTCTAAAGTAACCTCAGTTAATAAATCTTTTAAAAAAATTAATGCTCACAGAGGATCAGCAGATGCTTTTGCTGGAAATCCTATTGATGTAATTCAAGCATTGCTCAGAACTTTAGATCGATCGACCGCATCTGGTGGGTATTTTTTAGATAACAAGTTAATGTACGATAAAAATGATGATCAGCTTCCTATCTTTGATGGTGAATTAAATATTATAATTCCTAATCTTCCGGCTGTCGATGCAATTAGTTGGATTTCTCGAAGATGTGCTACATCGAGCGGCATGCCGTTTTACACATTTGCATCAATGGGTGACGATAGAATACGATTTGTTAGTTTAGAAGCTATGCTTAAGATGAATCCCATTAACGAATTACATATGCCTTATACATATTCTTATCAGTTACTATCTGAAGCTCAAACCGTTCCTAATGGTGTTAAATCATATATAATATCTGATTTTACGAATACCGGAAGTGATAATCAATTAATATACACAGCTTCCGGACTAGGGACTTCTACACATAGTTTTATTGATACATACTCTGGGGAAATCAGTACTGTAAATTTTGATCCCGTGCGAATGTTTGATCATTTACATGATCAAAATATTTTAAGTACAAGAGATTTACCAGTCTATGATGGAAAATTAAGATTTGGTAGTAGAAATATTGCGGAAATAAATGGAGAAACAAGAACTAATATATCGACATCAAAAACATTTAGTAATACAAAAAGAGGTGTTGATGATAAAAAGAGAAGTTATAATGAAGTAGGTGATACAAGTCACCATGCATTAAAAGTTGAATCCAGCGCAGCTAGAGCATTTTTAACAAAATCTGGTTTAATGATAAAAGTACCAGGTAGAAACTTTTTGGCGAAAAATAGCAATCTCACAATAGGAAACAAAATTTCTGTTGAATTTAAAAAGAACATAGTGCAATCGCCGCAAGAAGGTGTGAATCATGCAGGAGACTTGTTAGATCTTAAGAGATCTGGTGAATATATAATTTATGGTGCAGAACATACTTTTAGTGTGGATGACGGTTATTCGGTCGGGCTGAATTTAGTAAGATTAGCTTTACAAAAAAGATAAGGGTTTAAATATGGCATACTATTGGGGAGATGATCCACGATTTTTCTTAGGAAGAGTTGTCAGTAATAGTGATTTATCTCAAATGGGCAGATACCAAATTCGAATCTTTGGCATTCATGATAATGAAGCTGATATTCCTAATGAGGATTTACCTTGGGCTCAAGTGGTAATACCAACTACTGAGCAAGGTATTGGTGGTGTAGGAGCTAATCCGCAGATATCACAGAACGCGATGGTTTATGGAATGTTTTTAGATGGAAAGCTTTCTCAAGTACCGCTAATTATAGGATCTATTACAACCATACAAGCGCCATCAAGTGTACAAACAATGGATCCATCTTTAAGGGCAAATGGATCTGTTAACAGATATGGCGGTGTTGCAGGATCTTATGTAAAAGAAATATCTGCACAAGGCGAATCTGATTTTTTAGGCCCGCAAGAAGTAACGCCGGACGGCGAGACTATCATTACTGATGCAAAAAATATGGTCGGATCAAACACTGAAGAAAAAATATATAATGCATTATTATCAGGTGGCTTAAGTGCATCGGCAGTTTGTGGTTTAATGGGAAACTTTGCATATGAATCTGGACCTGCCGCTAGTTCAAAAACGACATGGCCTCCCAATCCAAATGGTAAAAACTTCATAAAAGGTGGTCCTTGGAATTTAGCAATTAATCCATCAGATAGAGGTATGCCAGCATTTGGCCTTGCTCAGTGGAGAAATGATAGATGGCAGTCAGATAATCATCCTGGAAAGGGAATAGTGCCATGGGCTGAATCTAACGGATTAAGTTGGCGCGCGCTATCTACTCAATGCAGATGGGTGATATATGAATTAAGTGTTGGAGAAAGTGGCGCTGGGGCTAAATTAAGAGAGGCTACAAATCCAGCTGACGCAGCATATATTGTATGTAGATATTACGAGAGGCCGCAAAACGGAAAATATAATTGGGGAGGCAAAGCGCCAAGTCCTCTTATGAGATCGACAAATACTTCGTATTGTACAGCTTTAGGCGGTGCAAAGCCTTATAAAAAATCAAGAAGTCTAGAAGAAAGAATAAAGGCAGCAAATGGATATTGGAATAGATACGTTGTTGGTACTTCAACAAGTGGGGGAGCTGGATAAATGAATCTTACTGATTTAAATAACAAATTAAGTTCTATTAATAAAGTTGTAGACTATAAAAAATTAAAGAATACTTTATCAGATGCTGCGGATTTATCAAAATCTTTAACAGCAAATGATTTTGCTTCAATTCTTCCTGGAGCCTCTATTAACGGAATTAAGTCATTATCAGATGCAATACCAGTCAAAGATACTATTGCAAATTTTCCATTACCACAAATTGTTACACTAACCCCCGAGATGCCAGGACTTAGAGATAAGATGGTTAAAGCATTGACCGATGATGAGAAAGAGATTTTAGGGCAGATGGGTGGTCCAGTTTTTATTAATCCAGTCACTGGCGCAACCGTTACGCCAAAAACGTTAAATACAACATTAGTAAATGGCGTAAAAAAAGCAAATATATTAGCAGCAAGTCCAGCGTCAATACAATCTAATATTAAAAGTATTACAGCTGAATTGCCAGATTTTGACGGCATTATGAAAGATTTAATTCCTTTAGATTTACAAGGCATCGCGCAAGGAGCATTAGGATCGGTTGCAAATTTAGAATCTGTTGCTAAAGAACTAGGTGCAGACTTAACAAAATCGGTCACGTCATTAACTGATATTCCAAAGCAATTAAAAACAATAGCAAAAGGTGGTGTAGGAGGTTTAGCTAGTGTTTTTATTGGTGATGTGGATAAAGCATTAAGTAACGCTTCATCGGCTTTTGGTTCATCGATTGAAATTGATAACGTATCTAATCTAGGACTTTTGCAAGACGCTAAATTATCTGTTGAAAATCATTTAGAACAAAGTGTCAACTCAGTCACTGGTAATTTATTAAATACTTCACAAAAAGCTAGTGTTATACAGAATCTAAAGTTACAAAAATTTGATACTGCTATTAACGAAATACAAAAAATAGCATCTTTAAAAACAGGACTAACAAATGCTGCGGATGCTACGCAAGAAGCATTAGGTATAAGTCAGGACAGACTTGAAACATTAATCCAATCGCAGACTTGCGATTTGTCTTCTAATATTTCTTTTAATGATGTAGCTGCCTCGGCAACCGCTGCTACATCTTACATTTCAGAAATAGGTAATCACGCAGTATCGTGGAATGGTGCTAATACTGCTGTCTCGACAAACTATGCTATAAATATCACTGATGGTGATTACCAGTTTGCAAGAGTTATTACTCTTGAAGAATTAGTCGCTGAATTTAATAGTGTTAAAAGGGAAGTAACTGAAGTAGTTGTACATTGGACTGAGCATTTCTTAGATCAGCCACACGCTGGTGCTAGAGAGGTTCATGCAATCGCTAATGATATGAATTTAGAAGGATGCAACTATCACTATATTATAAAAAA